TTGTCGCTACATGATAAATTATTAATGCATAACTTCGCATTAGCCAATAAAAAAAGCCCTGACTTCATATCTGAACTTCCTCAAATTGAACCTAAACCATACAGCAATGGACATAAAATTAAATGGATAAACCACACACTTACTAGCACTGAGGTTACTCCCCCTGATAACCTGATTAAAATATGCATATTGATTGAGTCAGGGGAAATTGCTATAACATCAGTAAGTGATATTGCCAATTTACTTGGAGTTCCTGCTGGCCAATTACTTTATATACTATATCGTAAAAAAGATAATTATCGTACTTTTGAAATAGAAAAGAAGAATGGTAAAAAAAGAGTCATTAATGCTCCTTGTGGCGGTCTATCGATACTCCAAACGAGACTAAAGCCCGTTCTTGAATATTTCTACAGGCCAAAGAAATCTGCTCATGGTTTTATAAAAGGAAAGAGCATCATTACTAATGCTGGGATGCATATTAAAAAAAATTTTGTCGTAAACATTGATCTAGAAAACTATTTCGAATCAATAAGTTTTGCTAGGGTTTATGGAATATTTAAAAGTAAACCTTTTAATTTTGCTCATCCTGCAGCTACTGTTTTAGCTCAGTTATGTACTCACAATGGAAAATTACCTCAAGGTGCGTGTACATCGCCAATATTAGCAAATATTGCATCAGCTTCTCTAGACAAACAGCTCACCCAATTTGCAGGAAGAAAAAAAATATCTTATTCTAGGTATGCTGACGACATAACTTTTTCTTTCAATCAGAGAAATATTGATATAATCAAAAAAAACGACGACGGAAGTTATAGTCTTAGTGAAACTATAGACAATATTATTTCAAAAAATGGCTTTAAAATAAATTATGATAAATTTAGAGTTCAAACCAGAAATACAAGACAAAGTGTTACTGGCTTAGTGGTTAATGATAAAGTTAACATTAACAGAAGATATATAAGAATTACACGTTCAATGATTCATAGATGGACAGATGATAAGCTAAAGTATGCACTTCTCTTTGCTACAGAAAAAGGATATCAGGCAAAGGATAATAACCACGCAATTCAAATTTTCCGAAATCATATTTATGGAAGGCTTAGCTTTATAAAAATGGTTAGAGGGAAAGACTATCCAGGATATTTAAAACTGATGTCATACATGAGTCATAACGATCCATTAAAAACCCAAGAAGGATTGCGAGCAATGAAAGAAACAGAAAACTTTGATGTTTTTATATGCCATGCAAGCGAAGACAAAAAAGACATTGCAATTCCAATATATGACGAGTTAACTAAACTTAAAATTTCAGCCTTCATAGATCATGTTGAGATAAAATGGGGCGACTCCTTAATTGATAAAATAAATGCAGCACTAGTTAAATCAAAATATGTCATCGCTATTTTATCTGCTAATTCAGTCAATAAGGAATGGCCTCAAAAAGAATTAAGAGCAGTTTTAGCCAGCGAAATATCGAGTGGCGACGTAAAACTTTTGACCTTATTAAAAAAAGAAGACGAGGAGGTCGTAAACCTATCATTACCTTTACTTAGTGATAAGTTTTATATGGTCTATGATAATAATCCTGAAGTAGTCGCCAACAATATTAAATCACTCTTACAACGATAATTCTCTCACAAAAGCAAATGTGCAGATTGATGCGTATTAAGTATTAATCTGCACATACAAAAAAATAATAAAATCATACATTTTTCATAACTTGTAGGTAACAACAATATATGTCGTAACGAATATTTGGATAACCTCTATACCCTATTAACCAACCAATTAACTCTATGTAATCTCGCAGCCTCAAAACCCGACTATTGTTCTCTTAACAGTCAGTTCACGTTCCATTCCGGCCTGAGCCCCATAACATGGAAGAAAAAACGCCCCCAGTCAGTCCAGCTTTCAGACAATCAGTGTGTCACCTGCCGATAATATTCTGAGTAGTTTTTTCAGCCCAGGCCTTTCGGACTTTGTACCACTGATTTTATCTTCAAAATCAGCGCGCATTCTTCGTAATCCAGCAAACTCTTGTATATGACGTTATTATGGCTACAGCAGTAACGATTATTCCATAACAGGTACTGTAGGCCACTCAATATCCGGTGCAGTTGATGTGTCAACACGGTTCAGCAACACCCGATACTTTTTCCAGGCTTCCAGCAACGAGTTTTCTTCCTCCGTTGCGATTTTCAGATCTGCAGCATCCTGAAGCGGCGCAATATGCTCACTGGCTACCTGCATCAGGCTGTTTTTTGTTTCTTCCGCCTCCCGGATCCGGAACAGTTTTTCTGCTTCCGTATCCTTCACCCAGGCTGTGCCGTTCCACTTCTGAAACTCCCCTTCCGGAGATAACCAGGTGACATTTTCCGGTAACGGACCGAGTTCAGAAATAAATAACGCGTCCCCTGATGCCACGTCATAAACTGTTTTACCCCGATGGTCTTCAACAAGATACCACGATGCATCATCACTGTTGAAAACAGCCACGAAGCCAGCCGGAATATCTGGCGGTGCAATATCGGTACTGTTTGCTGGCAGACCTGTATGAGGCGGAATATATGCATCACCTTCACCAATAAATTCATTAGTTCCGGCCAGCAGATTATAAATTGTTATGGTCCGTGGTTGTTCACTCATTCTGAATGCCATTATGCAAGCCTCACAATATAGTTAAATGCGATGTTTTTGACGGTGTTTTCCGCGTTACCAGCAGCGTTAACGGTGATGGTGTGTCCATGTGAGCCAATCGCAACGGAGTGCGTATGAGCACCAATACCGACAGTATGTGCGTGTGCACCTGCGCTTGCAGCAGTACCCGATACAGAGTGCGTATGAGCGCCTGCAGAAGAAGTGTTAACACTGTATTTAGAATAATCAGATGCTCCACTTCCCGGAGCACCACTGGAACCACCTGAAACAAATGTCATCGAATGGGTATGTGCACCGGCTGAAGCAGCCGTACCGCTAACACTATGGGTATGCGCCCCGGTGTTATTCGTGGATTTAGTGCCGTAATCAAACGACGATGTGGTTTTCGTCCCCAAATCCGTACTGGATGCGCTGGCGCTGTGGGTGTGCGATTTAATGCCGTCCTGTTCCTGAGACAATACGGCACGACCACTGGCGGGCTTGCCCTTAATCGTCCAGCCACGCATATCAGGGATCACGCCTGACGGATAAGCAACTGCAAGTTTCGGGTAGGCAGATTTGTCAAAAGTCTGCCCCTGCATCAGGGCATAACCAGACGGAACGGTATCTGATGGCCACGGGATTGGTGCGCCGACTGGGTAGCTTTCTGGTGGAAGATTTTTCGAGGTATAAACTTCTGCCCAGTCTTCCTCAAAACCATAACCGTCTCTTGAAGAACGGTAGAACAGACCACCATTTCTGTAATGCGCCTTCATCTGCAAGGTCCGGCAACTTCCGACTCCGGTATAGAAGTTAACCAGAATATAGCTGTCGCCAGAGCGGGTGACATTATAAGCGCCTGATTCGGCATTCCAGGGAACGCCACCATCCGCATCGGCATATGTATCCGTTGCCCTTCTGGCAAAAGCAGCCACATGCGCGGCGGTTAAAGTAATATCTTTGGAACCATCAAACTCAACACCAGAAACCCGTCTTGGCGTTTGCAGCTTTGTTGCTGTTAATGCATTACCGTTCAGACTTGCGGACAGTTTGGTTCCAATAACCAGTTCGCCAGTTGCGTTATCAATAGCAAACGGTCTTAATGTATTCCAGCCACCATAAACATCACCTTGATTGGTAAGCAGCAGGTAAGTTTTAGCGCCATCATTACGCCATAATGCCCCATACTCCCCACCTATCATTCGAATCTGATTACCACCACGCGCTACAATTTCGTCTGTGGCAAAAAGTTTTTTGCACGACAAGTTATCGTTAACGATTAACGAATGAGACTCATAAAAACCACGCCCACTCTTAAAATCAAGGATAACGTCCGCCGCGATACATTCAGTCGCCGGATTTGTTGCCCCAAACTTATAGGTCGTATCATTAACAACGAGATCAGCACCAGGTGCGGATATTGACAGGCCATCTTCGATAAACGCAAAAACAGGGAAAGCAGCGCCATCAACATAGAACACAGAGCGCAAATCATCGCCCTTATTACTCATCATTATTGAGTGGATGGCTCGTTCATTGTTTTGATATTGCCAGAACATGCCATAAGCATAACGCCCCCTGTCAGTCCAGCCACCAGGCATAACAAATCCGTTAAACTCGCAGTTATTCATCGGATCGCCTGCGGTTCGCGTTGCCGTGGTGATAATGACCCTTGATGCCAGTTCGCTTACTGAGCCAGCAGAACGCATAACAACAACAGGGTAATATTTTCCAGATGTTGCACCTGCAGGAGCGTTAACCCGCACATAACGCATACCACGCTTATCAGCAAAGTCTGTTTTACTGACCGCGTTAATGTTGTTCAGGAAGCGTCCCTTATCGGGTATATCAGCGCCGTTCTGGTCTTTCTGCAGACGTTTCTCTGCATTGTCATAGGCTGATTTTACTGCCTTTGGCGTTGCCGCCAGCGTTTCAGACGTACTGTTGGTCGCACTGCTGAGCTGTACTATCCCCTTTTTCGTCGTACTTGCATCCTCAAGCGCCACGGCGGATGCAATATCCTCTGCCCGTTTTGCCGCTGTCTCGGCGCGCGTTGCCGCGGATTCCGCCGTACTTTTGCTCTGTGCTGCCGCCGTCGCACTGCCAGCTGCCTCTGTCGCCTTCGTGGATGCTGTCGTGGCGCTGCCCTTCGCTGCGGACGCTTGTCTGGTCGCCTCATCTTTTGAAGCAGACGCAGATGATGCCGATGACGACGCCGAACTGGCGGACGATGCGGCAGCCGTTTTTGAGGATTCTGCGCTGGTTTCCGACGCTTTCGCGTTCGTCTCGGATGTCTTCGCTGCGGAAGCAGACCTCGCTGCTGCGCTGGCCTGTTCAGTGGCTTCGCCAGCCTTCGTTGTGGCTGTTGAAGCAGACGATGCGGCACTTTCTGCCGATTTTCCGGCGGCGGTGGCACTGGCTGAGGCCTGCCCGGCACTTGTTGACGCGGCACTGGCAGACGACGCAGCCGCTGTTTTTGAGCCTGCCGCAGCCGAGGCGCTCTGTCCCGCTGCCGTTTCAGAAGACCTGGCGTTTGTCTCAGACGTCTTTGCCGCCTTCGCGGAATTGCCTGCCGCCGTTGCCGAGGAAGCGGCACTACTGGCGCTTGATGATGCGTTCGTTTCTGATGATTTCGCTGCCTCTTTTGAGGCCGCCGCATCCCGGGCTGAGGTGGCTGCTTCTGACGCCTTCGTGGTCGCGGCGGATGCAGAAGTGGCTGCTGATTGTTGTGACGCTGCCGCATTCGTTTCTGACGTTTTCGCCGCAGCGGCACTGGTAGCTGCCGCGCTTTTTGAGGACTCTGCAGCGGCAGCACTTTTTGAGGCTTCACTGGCCTTTGTTGATGCCGTTCCTGCGCTGGAAGATGCTGACTGAGCCGACGACGCGGCCTGTCCGGCTGACGTGCTGGCTGCGCGTGCTGAGCCTGCAGCATCAGTCGCACGGGTTGCCGCCTCACTGGCAGATGTGCTGGCATCACTGGCTGACTTCTTTGCGGCTGCCGTGTTCTGTGCCACCACGGACGCGTTACGCGCCACCTCTTCCACCATCAGTTCAAAACGACGCAGTGCCTCCGGACGGGCATCATCCTCCGTCATGGCACCGAGAAAATCATTCAGCGTACCGGGTTGAGAATCTTCATACACGGTGATGGTCCCGGCATGTGACGGCGGGAATCCTTCCACCAACAGAATAACGCTGTACTGACCGTACTCAACGTCCATGCTGTAACGCCCGGCTTCATCCGGATTTTCTGAGGCCAGCGTGTTCACCACCACCGTGGTGCTGTTGCGCCTGGCCTTTAGCTGAATGGTGCAGTTTTGTATCGGCTTACCTGCGCCATCTTTCAGTACACCTGAAATCCGTACTGCCATATTCCCCCCACAAAAAAGCCCGCCTGAACCGGCGGGCTGTCATAACACTGTGTTACCTGGCTAATCAGAATTTATAACCGACACCCACGATGAAACCGTCAGTGCGCCAGTCACCACTGCCGGAGCCTTCATAAGCAATATCAATGGCCACGGATTCGGTCGGGTTAAACTGCACGCCAGCTCCCCACGCCAGAGACGTGTTGCTGTGGCGACCGTCATCACTTCCGGTCAGCACGTCGTGCGTTTTCCCCTTGTTGTCAGTTACGCGAAGATAATCCCCGGAGAAAGTCGACACACGGCTGTAAACTACACCCGCCATCGCATACGCGCTGAACCATTCATTCACGCGCACAGACGGCCCCGCCATTACGCTGAACCAGCGGTTACGAACGGAATCTTCATGCCAGCGGGTATCGCTGTAACGGGTCAGCTGGCGATTCTTGTCTCCTGCATAGCTGAATGACGTCACCATTCCCAGAGTGTCCGTAAACTCATAACGGTATTTCACGTTAATCCCGTTCAGATCATCGCTGCCGGAAACGTTCGTCGAGGCATGAAGATAGCCCGCGCTCAGCGTGGACTGATGTTCAGACGCCCATGCAGGCGCACCGGATACGGCCAGACAGATGGCTGCGGACAAAATGGCGGCATAAAGTTTACGCATAATTACCTCTCGCTTTTCTGCAATAAAAAAGGCGTCATTTCTGACGCCCGTTATGGGTTATAAAATTCAGCTGATACTGATACCTGCTGTGGATTTTTTCATCACCACAACCAGCAGATCGCTGATACTGGTTGTTGGTGTCCAGTTATTCGCTCCTGATGAAGATACGGTGAATGTCAGTGTCAGCGTCCCCTGTCCGGCAGGCATATCTATAACTGAGGAAAATACGCCCTGAGCATCCGTCGTGGACTGATTAAAAATCTCCTGACCATTGCGGGTCACTCTTAACCGGCAGGTTGAATACCAGTATGACTGTTGGTTATTACTGTTGAAATTCTCATGCTTACCACCGCGGAATAACACTGGCGGTATCATGACCTGCCGGTCAAATTTCTGATCATCACTGATTCTTACCGTGATGGTGCCACTGGCATAACTGTTCGTGCGGGGGAAAGACTTGCTGACCGTTTTGACAATATCGCCTTCAATCTGATTGGCTGACAGTTTCCCCTTAATCTGACAGTTCTCATTAATCGTGACGTTGTTGAGCGTCCCGGAGTTCGCATTCACACTGCCACTGATATCCGCATTTTTAGCGGTCAGCTTTCCGTCCGGTGTCAGGGAAAAGGCCGGAGGATTGCCGCCGCTGGTAATGGTGGGGGCCGTCAGGCGCTTCAGGAACACTTCATTCATGAATATCTGATCACCCTGACCAACAAACATCGGTTTTGTGTTGCCATTCGCAGGATTAATCATCGCAATCCTGTCTGCCGCCAGCAGCACCTGACTCTGCATTCCTGCTGGCGTATTCTCAATACCGGCACCGATACCCGCAATATAAAGGCGTCCGTCCTTCATCTGTTGCAGCTTCACAGCCCACATGCTGTTCAGATTATTATTTGTATCAACCTGAACCTTCTGTATCTGCTGGATCGCTGCACTCTGGTCTTCCAGTTTCTTATTGACGGTCTGTGTGATTTCATTGCTGACATCCGTAATGGACGTCCTGATTTCAGCCAGGTCAGGCGCAAGCTGACCGTTATCAATCTGCGTCCACAGCTCCTGAGCCAGATGGGTTTTCCCTATCTCGCCTTTGAAAAAATCCAGATAGCCTGATGCATCATCACTCGGCTGACCGACAGCCTCCACGAATGCCGATTTGCCAACGGTGTTCACACTGCGAACGTAAAAATAATAATCATGGCCCGGTTTGATATTGATACTGGCGGCTATCCAGTACAGTGCCGTACCAAGATAACGCGCGCTGGTTTCAACCTGCCTGATATCCGCAATCCGTTTTTCCGAGAACCAGAACTCAAACTGTACCGTCGGGTCATAAACCGCAAGATGCGGCGTGGCGGTTATCTGAAAATAGCCCGGCGTCAGCTCAATCCGCGACGGCGCTGCCGGTGCGGCAATCCGGAACGATACCGACGCCGGATCGCCCTGCTGCCCCCACGCATTTACTGCCCGGACTGTCAGCCTGTAGTTCCCCAGAGCCAGTTGTGTGAAGCGGTAAGTGGTTTCCGTCGTCCGGGCCGTGCTGACCAGCCGCTCACGGCCGTCATCCGCTGCCACGGTCAGGCGAAGCAGGAAGCTCACGCCCTTCACCACCTTCGGCGTGTCCCAGCGGGCCAGCACCTGGTATTCCCCGCTGTCTGCGGTGACTTCTGCGGTCAGGTGCTGCACCGCTGGCGGCGTGACACCATTTACCGTGCCGCTCTGGTCGCCGTCAAAGTGCGCCCCGTTATCCACGATGGCCTCTTTTTCCGGTACATGCTGCACGGCGGTGATGGCATACGTGCCGTCGTCGTTCTCACGGATACTCACGCAGCGGAACAGGCGCTGGCGCAACGTCGGCAGCTTCAGCCCCCATACGCTGTATTCAGCAACGCCGTCAGGAACACGGCTCACTTTCACCTTCACGCCGTCGGTGACGGACTGAACCTCCACGCTGACCGGACTCCCCTGCCCGTCAACCAGGCTTATCAGCGTGGTGCCGGAAGATGGCAGCGTGATTTCACGGTCGAGCGTCAGCGTCCGGGTCTGGCTGTTTACCGCCAGCACGCGCCCGCCGGTGCGGATACCGGCATAGTCATCATCGCAGATTTCAATGACATCGCCCGGTACATGGCGAAGCCCTTCGGCACCCACGCTGAAGTCCACGGTCTGCGTTTCCAGCAGTTCTGTTTTAATCAGCCACAGCCCGGCGCGGTGTGCCTGCCCCCGGCTGGTACAGCCAAAAGCATCCATCTTCGTGACGTTACGACCGTAACGGGCAATGGCCTGCGTGTCCTCCACAAGCTCTGTCGCCGTCTCCCAGCCGTTATTCGGGTCAATCCAGTTCACCTCAACGGCATTATGGCGGTCCTTCAGGGCGCTGAAGCTGTAGCGGAACGGCGCACCATCATCCGGCATCACCACATTACTGCGGTTATAGGTCCACACCTTATCCGACGGTCGGTCCTGCACGAACGTCAGCGTCTGCCCGTTCCATACCGGCATACAGCGCATCGCCGAGCAGAAATCACTGAGCACATCCCACGCCTTACGCTGCGTGGTCAGGTAGGCATTACAGGTGATGCGCGGCTCCGTGCCGCCAAAACCGTCCGGCACTGACTGGTCGCAGTACTGGCCGATGACATACAGCGCCCATTTGTCCACATCCGCCGCACCAAGACGTTTCCCCATGCCGTAGCGCGGATGGGTCAGCATATCCCACAGACACCAGGCCATGTTGTTGCTGTATGCTGGCTTAAACGTTCCGTCCCAGATACCGCTGTATTGCCGCGTCTGCGGGTTATAGTTCGACGGCACCTGCAGAATGCGCCCGCGCAGATGATAATTACGGCTCACCTGCTGGCTGCCGAACTGCTCCGAATCCACCTGCACGCCGACCAGTGCCGTGTTCGGGTAGCACTGTTTCACATCGATGATTTCGGTGTATGACGACCAGAGCGTTTTGTTCTGCAGCTGGTCTGTGGTGCTGTCCGGCGTCATCCTGCGCATCCGGATATTGAACGGGCGCGGCGGCAGGTTACCCACCACCACCGAGGCCAGATACTGCGAGGTGGTTTTGCCCTTAATGGTGATGTCTTTTTCCGTCACCCAGCCACCGTTACGTTGTATCTGAACCAGCAGGCGGACTTCCGATGGATTCCTGTCCCCCTTTGAGGTGGTTTCCACCAGTGCCTGCACGCCGAAAGTAAAACGCAGACGGTCAATGTTTGCCGACGTGATGGTCCGGGTGATCGGCGTGTCATATTTCACTTCTGTACCGAGCACCGTCTCGGAGCCGGAGGATTCAAATCCCTCCGGCGGTGTCTGCTCCTGCTCACCGGCCCGGAACACCACCGTGACGCCGGATATATTGGTATTCCCCTCACTGTCCAGCACTGGCGTACTGTTCAGCAGCACGCTTTTTAATCCATCCACCGGACCTTCAACCGGCCCTTCGCTGATGGCATCGATCACACTCAGCAACTGCGTGGACTTCAGGTTGTCCTTCGCTTCGCGCGGAGTATGCCCCTTACTGCTGCCTTTACCCATTCCTCACGCTCCATAAACGACAAAACCGCCCGGAGGCGGTTTCACATAAACGTTTTTCATCAGCGACCAATCACCACAACCTGACCACCATCCCCTTCGTCTGCCGTGCTGATCTCCTGAGAGACCACCCGCGACCCCACGCGCATTTCACCGTACAGAACGGGCAGAACATTGCCCTGGGCAACCATGTTATCCAGTGAGGAGAAATAGGTGTTCTGTTTGCCGTTATCTGTACTTGCTGCCGTGGGCGTCCTGGCTTTCGGTGCCAGCATCTGCGCCACACCACCAAGTACCATACTGGCACCGAGAGAAAACAGGATGCCGGTCATACCACCGGCCCCAATGGCTGCCCCCCATGCTGCAAGGGTGGCTCCGGCGGTAAAGAATGATCCGGCAATGGCGGCAGCCCCCAGGACAATCTGGAATACGCCACCTGACTTGGCCCCGGCGACTCTGGGAACAATATGAATCACAGCGCCATCAGGCAGAGTCTCATGTAACTGCGCCGTTAACCCGGACGTGCTGACGTCCCGCCCGGCAATCCGTACCTGATACCAGCCGTCGCTCAGTTTCTGACGAAACGCCGGGAGCTGTGTGGCCAGTGCCCGGATGGCTTCAGCCCCCGTTTTCACACGAAGGTCGATGCGGCGGCCAAATCGTTGTAAATCCCCGTAAAGGCAGATGCGTGCCATGCCCGGTGACGCCAGAGGGAGTGTGTGCGTCGCTGCCATTTGTCGGTATACCTCTCTCGTTTGCTCAGTTGTTCAGGAATATGGTGCAACAGCTCACCGTCGCCGCAGTAAATGGCGGCATGATTCGGCACCGATGAACCAAAACAGCACAGCAGCACATCGCCCGGTTGTGCTGATGACAACGGCACCTGATACAGCCCTGTGGCCTCCAGATTATCCAGATAGAGATTCTGGCCGTGACGCCACCAGTCATCCCCGCGATGAAAATTCGGCATCTCAATCCCCGCCAGATGATAAGCATCCCGGAACAGCGTGTAACAGTCCGTCACCCCGTGCTCAAAGCGCCGCCCGGTGAGATGCGGCACACAGCGGAACTTATGAATCGCCCCCCGGCAGACCAGCAACCACGGCAAATCACTCTGCACCTGCAGCCGCCGGTCAGCCTCACTCAGCCAGGGCAGACCACCGGGGTGGCTGTGGACCAGCGCCACAATCTCACCCTGCATTTCTGCCTGCAGCCAGTCCTCCGGAGCCATCCGGAAATAATCCTCCGGCTCACCGGAAATATTCACGCAGGGAAAATATCTTTCCCCCTCCGGCGTTCTCACCACGAAGCCGCACGACTCCGCTGGCGCACATCGCTGGGCGTGCGCCAGAATCGCTGATTCTGTCTGTGTCATGGGATTTACTGCGAAAGTTTGTTAATGGAAAGGAAGCCGCCAAAGTTGCCGACGTTATTGCGAAACTTACAGCCACTCAGGCATTTGCTGCATTTATCCTTCGTGATATCGGACGTTGTCTGGTCATATTCATCCGCGACCGCCGGACCGTGATAACCGCACTCATCGCCGCGATAGGTCCAGGTGCAGGTGTTGGCCAGCATGATACGTCCCGGAAAAACAGCGCCATCTGTTTCCGTCGGCGTGGACAGTACAAAGGAGGCACTCACCGCGCTCAGTTCGCTGCACTGCTCGATGCGCCAGCGGCTGATCACCTCCTGCTCCGGATCGGCGTCACTGTTTCCGTTAACGAAGTTCACCGCATCCAGAAAACGGGCGTAAACCTTACGCCGGACCACCGTTCCGCCGACCAGACTCTGCAGATCTTCCGCCATCCCGGTGACCATACCGTACAGGTTAGAAACCGTCAGCGTGGGGCGCGTACTGGTGCCTTTGCCATTCAGTTCAAAACCACTCCCCTGAATGGGATACGGCTGATACTGTCGCCCCTGCCAGGTGACCGGCTCACCTTTTTCGTTCAGCTCATTACAGAAAAAATAACGTTCTCCACCGACCTCTGTCAGGTCGATTTCCCAGAGCACCACGCTGGCCGACTGCTCCGCACGGGTGCATTCATTCAGTGTTTCCTGCCGGATATCCTGCATCAGTTCACCACCTGTTCAAACTCTGCGCTGAACTCAACACGCAGCATACTGACCCGCGACGACCATTTTGCGCAGGTCACCTTTATCTGCCGCCACTCATAAGGCGGCGTCCACAGAAAGGCTTTCCAGCCCCCGTGCTCTTCCAGAAACGACTCCAGTACCGTGGCCTCCTCACGGGGGACAGAAAGCGTCACGCTGTACGTTTTCAGGTTGGCATTCAGCCCGGCAGGCGCTCGCTGGGAATAGCCATCACCAAAGCGCACCTTTCTTACAGAAGGGGCCGAAGCCACATCCATACCGGGTTTCACTTTCCAGCGGAAGGTTTTCATCGTCCACCTCCGGAGAACAGGCCACCATCACGCATCTGTGTCTGAATTTCATCACGGGCACCCTTGCGGGCCATGTCATACACTGCCTTCATCATCTGTGGACCTGGCAGACCATTCGTACCGTCGTTCTGAATCACCACGTGATTGTTCTGATTAAAATTAATGCCTTCAGCCCGCCGCATCTGCGCCGGACTTCCGGCACCGCCCACATAACCACCTTCCGCATAGCCCCGCATCAGGCGGTACAGGTTGCCGACACCAATCCGGCTGGTTGCCTCCTTCGTGAAGACAAATTCACCACGGTGAACAATCCCCGCTGGCTCATATTTGCCGCCGGTTCCCGTAAATCCCCCGGTCGCAAAATGGAATTTCGCCGCAGCGGCCTGAATGGCTGTACCGCCTGACGCGGATGCTCCACCACTGGCAGCACCGCCAATGGCGCTGCCGATACTCCCGACAATCCCCACCATTGCCTGCTTAAGCAGAATTTCTGTCATCATGGACAGCACGGAACGGGTGAAGCTGCGCCAGTTCTGCTCACTGCCGGTCAGCATCGCCGCCATATTCTGTGCAATACCATCAAAGGTCTGCGTGGCTGCACTTTTAACCTGCGACATACTGTCCGTGGCGCTCTCTTCCCACTCACTCCAGCCGGACTTCAGGCCTGCCATCCAGCTCCCGCGAAGCTGGTCTTCAGCCGCCCAGGTCTTTTTCTGCTCTGACATGACGTTATTCAGCGCCAGCGGATTATCGCCATACTGTTCCTTCAGGCGCTGTTCCGTGGCTTCCCGTTCTGCCTGCCGGTCAGTCAGCCCCCGGCTTTTCGCATCAATGGCGGCCCGTTTTGCCCGTTGCTGCTGTGCGAATTTATCCGCCTGCTGCGCCAGCGCGTTCAGGCGCTCCTGATACGTAACCTTGTCGCCAAGTGCAGCCAGCTGGCGTTTGTACTCCAGCGTCTCATCTTTATGCGCCAGCAGGGATTTCTCCTGTGCAGACAGCTGGCGACGTTGCGCCGCCTCCTCCAGTACCGCGAACTGACTCTCCGCCTTCCACAAATCCCGGCGCTGCTGGCTGATTTTCTCATTCGCTCCGGCATGCTTCTCCAGCGTCCGGAGTTCTGCCTGAAGCGTCAGCAGGGCAGCATGAGCACTGTCTTCCTGACGATCGCCCGCAGACACCTTCACGCCGGACTGTTTCGGCTTTTTCAGCGTCGCTTCATAATCCTTTTTCGCCGCCGCCATCAGCGTGTTGTAATCCGCCTGCAGGATTTTCCCGTCTTTCAGTGCCTTGTTCAGTTCTTCCTGACGGGCGGTATATTTCTCCAGCGGCGTCTGCAGCCGTTCGTAAGCCTTCTGCGCCTCTTCGGTATATTTCAGCCGTGACGCTTCGGTATCGCTCTGCTGCTGCGCATTTTTGTCCTGTTGAGTCTGCTGCTCAGCCTTCTTTCGGGCGGCTTCAAGCGCAAGACGGGCCTTTTCACGATCATCCCAGTAACGCGCCCGCGCTTCATCGTTAACAAAATAATCATCCTTGCGCAGATTCCAGATGTCGTCTGCTTTCTTAAACGCAGCCTCTGCCTTAATCAGCATCTCCTGCGCGGTATCAGGACGACCAATATCCAGCACCGCATCCCACATGGATTTGAATGCCCGCGCTGTCCTGTCTGCCCAGGTCTCCAGCGTGCCCATGTTCTCTTTCAGGCGGCGGGTCTGGTCATCAAACCCTTTCGTTGCGGCTTCGTTCGCCGCCTGCAATGCCCCGGCTTCATCGCCGGAACGCTGCAACTGAGCAACATACGCAATCTGCTCCGCCGTCACGTTATGGAACTGGCGCGCCATCGCCGTCAGCCCCGACGTCGGGTCAGTGGTCAGCTTCCCGAAGGCTTCAGCGACCTTGTCCACCTCCACACCGGATGCAGAAGAGAAACGCGCCACACTCTGGCTGATGGACGCAATCTGAGCCTCACCACTTACCCCCGCCTTAACCAGTGCACTGAGTGACTCGCTGGTCTGGTTAAACGTCAGCCCTGCCGCCTGCCCGGCTCTGGACAGGACCAGCATACGATCTGCCGTCAGCCCGGCCTGATTGCCGGAAAGGACCAGCGTTTTGTTGAAATCGGACAGGGTTGAGTTGCCCTGATACCAGGCATACGCCAGCGCACCGGTCGCCACCGCCAGCGAGGTGGCCCCCACCATCGGCAGGGTGATCGCACCGGCAAGCCCCCGGAACATGGGGATCATCCCGCCGAAGGAGTCCTTCACCTGACCCCCCTGTTGCAGCAGGATCAGCCACGGGCTTTGCCCGCCTGCAAGCTGCGTGGCCACGTCGGTGAACTGTGCAGGCAGCATACGCATGGCGGCTTTATACTGCCCGACGGAAATCCCCGCTTTCTGTGCAGCCAGCGCCTGTCGGCTCAGCGACTGTTCAACGACTGCCGCTGTTTTTTTCGCATCAGTTTCCGTACCGGAAAAATGACGCCTGACTCTGGCCATCTGCTCGTCAAATCTGGCCGCATCCAGACTTAAATCAACGACCAGATCGCCTACCGGTTCAGCCATACCGGACTCCTCCTGCGATCCCTTCTGATACTGTCATCAGCATTACGTCATCCTCCGTCATGTCCGCCACATCCGGGGAAGCGGGGATAACTTCATTCCCGTCCGGGCCAAAGCGGACACCTCCGGCAAGCCCTGCCGCTTTCTGCATCAGCACATCATCTTCAGGCTCTTCGTCAGCCTCGCGCCGGTTAAGCAGACTGAAATCCAGCGGATGCATATCCGGATCGCTGAAAAACAGGCTGAGCACGGTGTACGTCAGCCCGGAAAAGTGCATATCCAGCAGAACATCATGAAAATAATGGGTACTGTAAAAGCGGTGCCAGTCGGCATACTCCGTGGATGACATCCCGGCAAGCATGGCACGCCAGTCGGGTCGCCCCATCTCTCGCGCCAGTTTCAGGGCAAAACTCAGCTCACCATCGAACACTTTCCCGCAGAAACAGGCTCTGCAGGCCCGGCGTCCTCTGTCTGTTCAGGAGCATCATTCACCACAAACTCATACATACCGGACAGCCGGTACACCACGTTTTCAGCATGAGAAATTGCCTCCGTGGGCCAGGTGGTAAGCACTTCCTGCTCAATCTGTTTAACGGCTTCATTCATAGAAGGCAGCTTTGTCTTCTGCGGATGGTTATGCCACAGGGACATCGCCACCACAAAAGCGCCGGTTCTGATGGCGTCTTCCACAGTAAACTTCCGGTTGCTGTCTGACTCCGCCTGTTCTGCCTGTCGTTTCATCAGGGCGAGATGCTCAATACGCTGCAGGGCTGACAGTTCAGAAAGCGTGACGGTCACACCGTTATGTTCAAATGATTCGGTTTTCAGGAACATCGCTGACTCTCCGGATTAACTGGCGGTGACGTTGATTTCTGCAACCGCAGCAAACTCACCATTACCGGATACGACCGGAATGTTGACCTTGCCTGCAGCAACACCTTTCACGGTGATGGTCATACCACTGACCGACACGGTGGCTTTTGTTTTATCCGCAGACACCGCACGGAAGCTCTTGTCGGTTGCGCCTTCCGGCTGGAATGCCACGGTCAGCGTGGTGCTCTGCCCTTTCACCACCGAGGTGCTGGCAGGCGTCACAGTCATGCCGGTTGTCGCCGTCACCGTGCTGCGATCTTCTGCCATCGACGGACGGCCCACATTGGTGACCTTCACCGTGCGGGTGATCACTTCCTTCGCCGTCACCGCCTTACCGATACTGCTGACCCAGCCGCGGAACACATCGACCGTGCCGTTCGGGAAGCGGATTTTATAGGCTCGGGTATCCCCTTCATTAAACCACGCCAGCAGCGCCTGCTGCCCCTGCTCTCCGGGCATCCACGCCAGCGTGAAGCTGGTATCTCCGGCAGATTTCTGCCCCTGCCCGGTCGCAGTCCAGTCTGCATCTTCATCATCGAGATAGCTGTCGTCATAGGACTCAGCGGTCAGTTCGCCGGGCGTCAGGTCTTTAACTTTTGCCAGACGCGACCAGTCAACGTCTGAAAGCGGATTCGCATAAGGGTCACCGCTTCCCTTATAAACCCACAGGGTGGTCCCGGCACCTTTCACCGGCATTACAGGATTTGGTACAGGCATAGCGTCCTCACATTTCATAGGTAATGACATAAGTCAGATCGGCTGAACTCCACAGGCCCGCATCATCGTCGCGCCGGTAGTCATAGCCGCTGGCCACCATACTGGTGATCAAATCTGACAGTGCCGGGATATCACTCATCACCGGATAAATCCGGGACTCCATCCACTCATCCAGCTCTGAATCCGGCACCTGAGCAGGCAGGAAAACTTCGATATGCAGCTCCGCCTGCCAGGTATCGCTGTCCAGCTCTTCGCCCGTGTATTCAGCGCCGGTGAGATAAACGGCAACTGCCGGAAAATCCGCCTCATCAAAAACAGCGGGGCGACCATCAAAAAACGTCGCCCCGGTGTCATGCTTCTCCAGTGCATCCAGTACGGCTGCACGGAGTTCAGTATGTTTCATCGCTTTATTACCATTCTCAGTTGATGCTGCAGCGCATAGCCCAGCTCTTTCGGAAGACGTTCACGCCGTATCCGTTCAATATTCTGTTTAAACGCCGTGGTCAGCGGCACCGCCATCGGGATTTTCAACACATCAATGGGGTAACGGTTTTTCCCGGCCACACGCTGCATGACATGCCAGCGGCCATTTTTCAGTTGCTGAATAAACGCGCCGGGAATACGACGGTTTCCCACCACAAGCACGCTGCCGCCACCTTTCAGGGCTGAACGCTGCCCCTTTTTACGACGCCTGCGTCGGGACAGGACAATCCGCGCGTTACCCAGCTTTATTACGGGCAAATCCCCCCGGTTAACTTTGATTCTGGCCTGCGGATTTTTGACCGTGGCCCTTTTCAGCCTGGCCCTTTCCTTTACCAGTTTCCGGCGTACCTTTGTCTCACGGGCAACCTGTGACGCCGACTGCGATATCGCGGATGAAGCAACGCGGTTAATGGCCATTGCGGCGGCACCAGGCACCGCCGTTTTGCTGATACGGCTGAGGTTTTCAACGGCCTGCTCAAGACCTTTTATGGCCATACATCCCCCTTTCAGCGGCGACGGTTAACGGCAGGCGGTACGCCCCGCCCAAGCCAGAGATGACAGCTTCCACCATCATCCGGCGAAACCCGGTCTATCCAGAAGTTTTCCTCACCGATGGTCAGCGTGTCTCCACGCCGCAGTTGCCGCACATCATCAGTCCGGACAAACAGGGACGGGCTGGAGCCTTCAACGCGCACGCCCTGTCCGGCATAGCTGATATTTTCAGGGTCATCAAAAACACCACGTATTACTGCGCCGGACTGCTCACCGGATGTCATGGTGGCTGACGTTCCCATGTACCCGCGTATCGTTTCATCGGCGCGGGCAATGGCAGCATCGAACAGGTTATCGAAATCAGCCACAGCACCTCCCGTTATTGCATTCTGGCCAGGCCGCGCTCTGTCATTTCAGCTGCCACACCGGCAGAGACACGGAACGCCGTTCCCGGCAGCACAAATGCCACAGCCTCATCCCGCGTGGCGTGAAGTGCATCGGTATGCAGCGTCACCAGTGCCACAACCGTGACCAGATCAGCCGTATCAGTCACGGTATCCGGCTGCGCCGATACAACCTCATTTTCATGTCCGGTCAGCGCATTTTCCGGGCTGACAGATGTGTCCTGACCGGCAGCGTCATCCGTGTCATCAAGCTCCTCTTCCAGCTCTGCCACACGGAGTGCCAGTTCTTCTTTCGTCCCCGTCAGGCTGACATCACGGTTCAGTTGCTCACCCAGCGACCGGAGACGGACAATCAGTTCATCTTTCGTCATGGACTCCTCCACAGAGAGAAAATGGCCCCGAAGGGCCATGATTACGCCAGTTGAACGGACACGAACTCATCAGGATCAGCCAGCAGCATCAGCGGTGCTGACTGAATCATGGTGAACTCTCGCGCCGGATCGCCGGATGTCTTCCAGTTTTTCGGATAACGGGGAGACGCATTAATACCCTCACTCAATGCGTCCGCATCCTGAATGCAGCCATAGGTGCGCAGACCGCGTGCCTGAGTGTTCCCCAGTACCATCGTGTTGTCCGGCAGGAAGTTCTTTTTGACGCCGTTTTCCACGTACTGTCCGGAATACACGACGATGGCCACATCGCCATACATCCCCTTATAGGACACCGCTTTACCCAGGTCTTTCACCGCTGTCTCCAGCTCGGAATGAGAGCCGCGACGGGTATCCAGCTTCTCCTTGACGGCTTTGAAGGAACGGAACAGCGCCCAGCCTTTCGGATCAAACACGATGATATTCACCACGCCGCTGGCGTTCAGCGCGTAGGCTTCGATATCGTCGGTCGGGTCATACGTGGACTTGTCACGCTTGCTCCACTCCGTGCCGCCGGACTGCGTGATGTTGTTCGCCGCACTGCGGCCCATATCCACCTCAACCGGATCGAAGGCTTCACCGGTCATGGTGTATTTGCCCTTGAGCACGGCAGAAACTGCCTGCATCTCTTCGACCTGAGCAATGGCCAGCTCTTCGTCACGCATGTTCTGCAGGATGATGCGACGGCGGCGGTAAGCCGGGTCCGCCAGATTCTGCGGATCTTCATCCGGCAGGCGACGCAGGGTCATCTGCGGATTCACTTCATGCTTGGGTTTGACATATCCCGGCGTAAATTCAGAGGTGGAGCCGCCACGGGAACGGATAACCTCACCGGAAACAATCGGCGAAACGTACAGCGCCATGTTTACCAGTCCCGGAATTTGTGAGAGATAGACTTTCTCCGTAGTGAAGGGATAGCTCTCACGGAAAAAGAGACGCAGAAACAGCGGATCAAACTTAAATTTCTGCTCATTTGCCGCCAGCAGCTGGGCGGTTGTGTACATCGACATAAAAAAATCCCGTAAAAAAAGCCGCACAGGCGGCCTTTAGTGATGAAGGGTAAAGTTAAACGATGCTGATTGCCGTTCCGGCAAACGCGGTCCGTTTTTTCGTCTCGTCGCTGGCAGCCTCCGGCCAGAGCACATCCTCATAACGGAACGTGCCGGACTTGTAGAACGTCAGCGTGGTGCTGGTCTGGTCAGCATCAACCGCCAGAATGCCAACGGCAGCACCGTCGGTGGTGCCATCCCACGCAACCAGCTTACGGGTGGAGGTATCCAGCATCAGCGGGGTCATTGCAGGCGCTTTCGCACTCAATCCGCCGGGCGCGGTTGCCGTATGTGCCGGGTCACTGTTGCCCAGCGGCTGGTAATGGGTAAAGGTTTCTTTGCTCGTCATAAACATCCCTTACACTGGTGTGTTCAGCAAATCGTTAACGGCATCAGATGCCGGGTTACCTGCAGCCAGCGGTGCCGGTGCCCCCTGCATCAGACGATCCAGCGCAGTGTCACTGCGCGCCTGTGCACTCTGTGGTGCAGCTGCCAGAATGCGGCGGGCCGTTTCCACGGTCATACCGGGGGTTTCGGCCAGCACGCGTGCCTGTTCTTCGCGTCCGTGAGCCTCCACACAGTTGAGGATCCCCATAATGCGACTGTTTTCTGCCGCAACCGCTGCGGTGATCTGCGCGTTCACGTCCGGCTGTGCAGCGCTGGCGTTCTCGCCCTCCGTCGCTTGCACCACGCCAGTAACGTCAGCCTGCGAAGCAGTGGCTGAAACAGTTGTTGATTGAGTCTCTTTGGTCATTCGCCCTCCTGAGAGACGGGATTTACGTGCATCCAGTGCATCACGCATGACGGTGATCGCATCGGTACTGTTAACAAGTTCATCAGCCAGTCCGGCATCAATGGCCTCCTGACCGCTGTACACTGCAGCCTCGGTATCCAGCACAGCCTGCACGGACAGGCCGGTATATGCCGACACCTTCTGTGCAAACATCCGGCGGGTTGCATCCATCCGGGACTGCAGTGTTTCCCGGACATCATCCGGTAGATGGCTGTAGGGGTTGCCATCCACCTTATGGCTGCCGCTGTAAATCAGCGTGATTTCCACGCCCTGTTTCTCCAGCGCAGCACCGTAATTACTGTGAGCCATCATGACGCCGATGGAGCCTGTCCGGGCGGTCTGCGTGACCAGACGTCGGGAGGCGGCGCTGGCAAGCAACTGACCTGCACTGCAGTTCATGTCGTTGGCCAGCGCCCATACCGGCTTTATGTCACGCATACGGGCGATGATGTCAGCGCAGTCAAATGCCCCTGCCACCATCCCGCCTGGCGTATCCATATCGAGCAGAATGCCGTCCACCATCGGGTCGCTGGTAGCCTGTTGCAGACGGGCGATAATGCCGTTGTAACCGGTCATCCCCGAATACGGCTGCAGCGCTCGCGTCCGACTGACCAGCGTGCCGGACACCGGCAGCACGGCGATGCCGTTCATGACCTGATAACTGCGGGCCTGTCGTGGTCCGTCATCATCAACGGATAACGCCAGCGCCGCGGGTGCCTCTCCGGCAGTCAGGCTGTCGCCGGATACCGCATCCGTCAGGCGGCTGATCCCAAGCTGGCCTGCAAGCGCACAAAAGAAAACCCGCGCATAGGCGGGTTCAAGCATCAGCGGCTCATTAAAGGCCATACTGGCAATATGCGGGAGATTACGCAGCTCTGCTGTCACTCTTCTCCTCCTCTGTTGATTGTCGCAGCCCGGATTCAAATGCCGCAGCCGCCCAGGCGGGCGGTTTAAGACCGGCTGCACGGCGCTCCATCGTTTCACGGACCTGCTGGGCAAAAATTTCCTGATAGTCGTCACCGCGTTTTGCGCACTCTTTCTCGTAGGTACTCAGTCCGGCTTCTATCAGCATCACCGCTTCCTGTACTTCTTTCAGACCATCGATGGCCATACGACCGGAGCCTATCCAGTCGCAGTTCCCCCAGGCACTTCGGGCTTCCTGAAAACTGAAGCGCGCTTTTGAAGGTAACGTCACCACGCGGCGAGCGATGGCCTCTTCCAGCCAGCACAGAAACATCTGGCTCGCCTGACGGGATGCGACGAATTTTCGCCGCCCCATAAAGTACGCCCACGACTCGTTCGCACTGGCCCGTGCCGTGGAGTAGCTCATCTGGGCGTAATTCCGGGAAAGCTGCTCATACGAGACACCCAGCCCGGCAGCGATATACCGCAACAGTGACTGCTCAAACACGGAGTAGCCGTTATCCGTGTCCTGAGCCGTCTGCAGGTTCAGTGAGTCCCCCGGCATCAGGTGCGGCACTTTTGCGCCTCCCAGCCGGACCGGTGCTGCGGCGTAATACGCGGCAATTTCACCAATCCAGCCGGTCAGCCTTTCCCGCTGCTCCTGACTGTTCGCGCCCAGAATAAAATCCATCGCTGACTGCGTATCCAGCTCACTCTCAATGGTGGCGGCATACATCGCCTTCACAATGGCGCTCTGCAGCTGCGTGTTCTGCAGCGTGTCGAGCATCTTCATCTGCTCCATCACGCTGTAAAACACATTTGCACCGCGGGTCTGCCCGTCCTCCACGGGTTCAAAAACGTGAATGAACGAGGCGCGCCCGCCGGGTAACTCACGGGGTATCCATGTCCATTTCTGCGGCATCCAGCCAGGATAGCCGTCCTCGCTGACGTAATATCCCAGCGCCGCACCGCTGTCATTAATCTGCACACCGGCACGGCAGTTCCGGCTGTCGCCGGTATTGTTCGGGTTGCTGATACGCTTCGGACTGACCATCCGGAACTGTGTCCGGAACAGTCGCGACGGGCTGGTATCCCAGGTGGCCTGAACGAACAGTTCACCGTTAAAGGCATGCATGGCCACACCTTCCCGAATCATCATGGTGAACGTGCGTTTTCGCTCAACGTCAATGCAGCAACAGTCGTCCTCGGCAAACTCTTTCCATGCCGCTTCAACCTCGCGGGAAAAGGCACGGGCTTCTTCCTCCCCGATGCCCAGATAGCGCCAGCTTGGGCGATGACTGAGCCGGAAAAAAGACCCGACGATATGATCCTGATGCAGCTGGATGGCGTTGGCAGCATAGCCGTTATTGCGTACCAGATCGTCCGCGCGGGCATTGCCACGGGTAAAGTTGGGCAGCAGGGCTGCATCCACACTTTCACTCGGTGGATTCCACGCCCGCAACTGCCCACCAAATCCGCTGCCACCGCCGTGATAACCGGCATATTCACGCAGTGATGTCATGCCGTCCGGCCCCAGAAGGGTGGGAATGGTGGACGTTTTCATACATAAAATCCTGCAGGTCCCCTGCGTCGCTGTGTCATGCCGGTCTGCACTTCCAGCTCCGCAATGTATTTTTTCAGGTCAGACACGGAAGTGGCCGTAAACTCCACTCTCCGTCCGTCTTTCTGTACCGTTGCCACCCGTTTTCCTGTCATCAGGTCATGCAGTGCCGCACGGGCAGCGGCAAGTTCTTCCTGTCGCGTCATTCATCCTCTCCGGATAAGGCACGGGCGTAATCTGCCAGTGTTTTCTTGTTGGTTGCTGCACCATCCTCTTCCTGCAGGCTCGCCAGCAGTGCACTGAGATCCAGCTGCCAGCGGGAAATACTGATGCGCAGCGCCGCCAGCGCATAAACGAAGCAGTCGAGCGCCTCATTGCGTCGCTTTTTGCTGTCCCACAGTATTTTTTTCCTGCCATCCACCCATTTTTCGACCTGCTCTTCAGCAGTCAGCTGCTGCGCTTCGGTCAGATCAAAAATATCCGGGTTATTCGGGAAGTGAACGGCACCGGGAAGCGGTTCATCCCCTTCCGGCGTCAGTGTGAAGCGGTTATAAATCTGCTCTTTCGCGGTATCCGTACCGATTTCGGTAAGGTAAACCCCGTTTTTGTTTCGCTTACGTGGCATGCTGGCCACCGGCTTTCCGTAGACGGATGCCCCTTTAATGGGGATCACCCGGAACAGCCCATGTTTTTTCGAGCGTTCATACACAATGGTCGGGTCAATCCCGCCAGTATCCCAGCAGATACGGGATATCGACATTTCTGCACCATTCCGGCGGGTATAGGTTTTATTGATGGCCTCATCCACACGCAGCAGCGTCTGTTCATCGTCGTGGCGGCCCATAATAATCTGCCGGTCAATCAGCCAGCTTTCCTCACCCGGCCCCCATCCCCATACGCGCATTTCGTAGCGGTCCAGCTGGGAGTCGATACCGGCGGTCAGGTAAGCCACACGGTCAGGAACGGGCGCTGAATAATGCTCTTTCCGCTCTGCCATCACTTCAGCATCCGGACGTTCGCCAATTTTCGCCTCCCACGTCTCACCGAGCGTGGTGTTTACGAAGGTTTTACGTTTTCCCGTATCCCCTTTCGTTTTCATCCAGTCTTTGACAATCTGCACCCAGGTGGTGAACGGGCTGTACGCTGTCCAGATGTGAAAGGTCACACTGTCAGGTGGCTCAATCTCTTCACCGGATGACGAAAACCAGAGAATGCCATCACGGGTCCAGATCCCGGTCTTTTCGCAGATATAACGGGCATCAGTAAAGTCCAGCTCCTGCTGGCGGATGACGCAGGCATTATGCTCGCAGAGATAAAACACGCTGGAGGGGTCATCCGGCGTCCATTTGAGGCCAAACGGCGTCTCTTTGTCGCCAAATTTAAGATACTGCTCCTCCCCGCAATGCGGGCAGGCAACATGAAAACGCATAAAATGCGGGGATTCACTGGCTGCACGCTCAATCTGACAGGTGCCTCTCACTTTGGGCGTGGAGCCACGGATGGACTTTGGCCAGACCGAGCCTTCAATACGTTTGTCGCCAAGGAACGTCGGAGAGCCTTCCTGTTCAATATCCTCATCAAAGGCAGCAAGTTCATCATAACCCGCCACATCCACTGACTTTTCACGGTAGTTTTTTGCCGCTTTACCGCCCAGGCACCAGAAGCCACGACCATTGGAAAAACGCTTCATAGTGAGCGTGTTATCCCGGTGCTTTTTGCCATACCACGGAGCCAGCGCCAGCAGCGACGGAATATCGCGGATGGTCGGCTCAACGTGGGTTTTCATAAAGTTCTCGGCATCACCATCCGTCGGCAACCAGATAAGGGTGTTGCGCTGCTTATGCTCTATAAAGTAGGCATAAACACCCAGCAGCATTTTGGAATAACCGACACGGGCAGACTTCACCACATTCACCTCACGGATGTAGTCGCTGCCCATCGCATTCATGATGGCCCGCTGAAAGGGCAGTGTTTCCCAGCGCCCTTCCTGGTATGCGGATTCTTTCGGGAGATAGTAATTAGCATCCGCCCATTCAACGGCGGTCTGTGGCTCCGGCCTGAACAGTGAGCGAAGCCCGGCGCGGACAAAATGCCGCAGCCTGTTAACCTGACTGTTCGATATATTCACTCAGCAACCCCGGTATCAGTTCATCCAGCGCGGCTGCTTTGTTCATGGCTTTGATGATATCCCGTTTCAGGAAATCAACATGTCGGTTTTCCAGTTCCGGAAAACGCCGCTGCACCGACAGGGGGATCCCGTCGAGAATACTGGCAATTTCACCTGCGATCCGCGACAGCACGAAAGTACAGAATGCGGTTTCCACCACTTCAGCGGAGTCTCTGGCATTTTTCAGCTCCTGTGCGTCGGCCTGCGCACGCGTAAGTCGATGGCGTTCGTACTCAATAGTCCCTGGCTGGAGATCTGTCTCGCTGGCCTGCCGCAGTTCTTCAACTTCCCGGCGCAGCTTTTCGTTCTCAATTTCAGCATCCCTTTCGGCATACCATCTTATAACGGCGGCAGAGTCATAAAGCACCTCATTACCCTTGCCACCGCCTCGCAGAACGGGCATTCCCTGTTCCTGCCAGTTCTGAATGGTACGGATACTCGCACCGAAAATGTCAGCCAGCTGCTTTTTGTTGACTTCCATTGTTCATTCCACGGCCAAAAACAGAGAAAGGAAACGACAGAGGCCCAAAAGCTCGTTTTCAGCACCTGTCGTTTCCTTTCTTTTCAGAGGGTATTTTAAATAAAAACATCAAGTTACGACGAAGAAGAACGGAAACGCCTTAAACCGGAAAATTTTCATAAATAGCGAAAACCCGCGAGGTCGCCGCCCCGTAACCTGTCGGATCGCCGGAAAGGACCCGCAAAATGATAATAATTATCATCTGCATGTCACAACGTGCATCTACGCCATCAAACCACGTCAAATAATCAATTATGACGCAGGTATCATATTAATTGATCTGCATCAACTTAACGTAAAAACAACTTCAGACAATACAAATCAGCGACACTGAATACGGGACAACCTCATGTCAACGAAGAACAGAACCCGCAGAACAACAACCCGCAACATCCGCTTTCCTAACCAAATGATTGAACAAATTAACATCGCTCTTGATCAAAAAGGGTCCGGGAATTTCTCAGCCTGGGTCATTGAAGCCTGCCGCCGGAGACTGTGCTCAGAAAAAAGAGTTTCTCCTGAAGCAAACAAAGAAAAGAGTGACATTACTGAATTGCTCAGAAAACAGATCAGACCAGATTGAAGCAATTTAGATAATCGTGCAGACTACACCCCTCATATCACATGGAAGGTACTACAATGGCTCAGGTTGCCATTTTTAAACAAATATTCGATAAAGTGCGAAATAATTTAAACTATCACTGGTTTTATTCTGAACTAAAACGTCACAATGTCTCACATTACATTTACTATTTAGCCACAGAGAATATTCATCTTGTTCTTGAAAACGATAATACGGTTTTAATAAAAGGACAGGGTAAGGTTGTAAATGTAAGATTTTCAAAAAATAAATGCCTTATAGAAGCCACCTTAAAAGGATTCAAATCAGGAGAGTTATCATTTTACGAATACAGGAAAAATCTTGCTACAGCAGGGGTTTTCAGATGGATTACAAATATCCACGAAAACAAAAGGTATTACTATACCTTTGATAATTCATTACTCTTTACTGAGAACATTCAGAACACTACACAAATATTTCCGCACTAAATCATAACGTCCGGTTTCTTCCGTGCCAGAACCGGACTCGCTGGCATGATGAAATATGTGTACCCGGTAACCCCGGTGTGCATCGTTTTTGATTATTCCCACACACTCGCGCAGAAGGAGTTCCCCGTCGGGCTACGGTCTCTGTTAATACGGGAATACGGCGACGATACAGCGCATGATGTGTCAGGCTTGAATACCTTTATCCTTTAAAAGGGATATCAGTTAAGTTATCCCGTGTAGGGTATAAGCCATTATCAAAGCCACTCTGTAGGAAATGGCTTTTGTAATGGCAATAAAAAGCCCCGCGAATGCGAGGCTAAATCCTGGTATTTGTAATGACTGGCTCTTATCTCAACGCAGCCCCTTACCGCGCGCAAAATGCTCAATATCAAGCATCAGCAATGAGATGTTTAATCTGGATTCACTCCAGAAGTGAGCACCACCCTGTCTACAGAGCCAGATGTGAAGGATGATGAGTAAAATTATCGCTATCATCGAAGGCATTGCGTCCTGATGTATTCCTGAAGCGTTCTCAGTGCTGTTTGGTCGCGGATAATTCCGTCCCGGATACCGAGAACGTTTCGTCCAGCAACTGGAGAGAGTTCGACGGTGGCATCATTGCCCATGCCGGAGGCGCTGGAGGTTTCGGCTGAGGATGGCACAGGGCATTTTCCTTTGACGAGCACCCGACCACCATTATCAAGCTTGCGCCGAAGAGCATCATTTTCAGCTTTCGCATCAGCTAACTCCTTCGTGTATTTATCATCGAGTGCATCAGCATCACGCTGGCGCTGCTGCATGTCAGTAATGGTGGCGTTCGCCTTCTCCAGTTCACTGGCCTTGTTATCGCGCTGGGCTTTGTAGGCGATGGCGTTATCACGGTAATGATTAACAGCCCATGACAGGCAGACGATGATGCAGATAACCAGAGCATAAATAATCGCGGCGACTCTACTCACTGATCTATCCCCCAACAGGCTAATGCGCTTTCCTGGTCACGACGAATAACCTGTCCATAGCAGTTATTTGAACGTATGCGGCAATCGCGCCCACCATCTTTTATCCACCAGCGAATCGCCTCGCATGCACCTTTACGATCACCGGCATTCAGCCGCTTATAAAACGTCGACGGGAAACACTTACCGGGGCCAATGTTATAGGGACAAAATGACGCGATACCCGCTTTCTGTGGTTCGGTCAGTGGCACTTTAATATTGCGCCCCACCCATGCCAGCGCCTTATCCCGTTCAATGGCGTTAACCTGGTCGCATTTTTCCTTCGACAGTTTCATACCGGGAACAACGGGTTTTCCATCCACCACCGTGGCACCCCGACAGATGGTCCAGATGCCGGAACCATCGCGGTATGCCGTTGTGTGGTTACCTTCTTTTTCATCCAGAAACTGGTCGAGAATATCAGGCGCAGGCGCACCGACGGCAATCAGTGCCAGAACGGCAGCCGACAGGCCGTATCTGATTTTTGCGTTCATGGATATTTATCAGGATTTATCGGTTTCTGAACCCTGGATATGTTTATCTGTCCCGGCCTGTTGAATCAGGCAAGGAATAGTTAAATACAATAGAGAGGATTGTTTATGGACAATAGCACCATTTCTCTACAGGAGTTGCTCGACTGCATTTCCAGGCTTCGGGATGATGTAAATGCCCTTACTGTCGCATTTTCATATCTGGCATTCTCAATTCCCAAGGAACAAATGCAACCAACACTGGCATCGCTCCAGCTTGAATCACTCAACCCCAAATGGTCCCAGCAACAACAAAATTCTTTCAAGTGGCTGGCGGTATTACTGGAAGAAAAATATGCTGGTGAAATTACCATTTCGGCGGAGTCTTCAGAGAACCAGTAATTCTTCCCGGTAGCTTTCCTTTGTAGGTTATCCACACATTCTGCGCCTCTAAAATTATGGGGCGCTTTTCCGGCGACAGCTCATCCCCTTCACATAACCCGGCAGCAACATCCAGGAAGACCTGTCTGATGCTCCTTCTGGCTGCTGCCTCATAAAACTCCAGCGCGGCACCTTCAACACGGTCCAGCGAGATGTCCAGGTCAAAAATTTCACCGTCAAAGCGTTTTTTGTCCCGTAACGCTAAAGTTACCGTAACTTTATTCTCAAAATTGCGGATCCCTTTCACAATCAGTTCATAGTTTTGAGTCATTGAATTACTCTCCCCGTGCAGCCTTACGCTTGTCTTCTTTAATCTTGAAATAAAGATTTGTCAGATACGTCAGCAGGCCAAATACCAGGCTACCCAGCACACCTATTGCCGCCCACTGTGAGGGCGTGACTTTATCGAGCAACTGTAAAAACCAGTACCCGGCACTACCTGCTGAGGTGCCATAGGCGACACCCGTTGTTAACTTATCCATGGATTTCATAACCCCACCTCGCAGATGCGGGTGCTGTGTAATGGAAATAAAAAGGCCACCTGACGTGGCCACCAGATTATTTCCCCACCAGCTCGTTTATCTCTTTCACTGTCTGATTAAACCGCTCTGACTCAAGCTCAACACCTAAGGCCCGACGCCCCAGCGCCATTGCTGCTTTTATTGTGGAACCGGATCCCATAAAAAAATCAGCAACCAGATCACCTGGTCGACTACTGGCATTGATTATTTGCCTGAGCATATCCGCCGGTTTCTCACACGGATGTTTCCCCGGGTAGAACTGAACGGGTTTATGCATCCAGACATCGGTATAAGGCACGGAGACTGATACGGAGAAATAGCGCCGGAGAGATTTAAACTCATCCAGCAATTCAGAATATTTACGATTCAGTGAATCATAAGATGCCACCAGCTGGTGGTGTGGTTGTTCCAGTTGTTGTTCCTGAAACTTCTCTGCCGCTATACGGGAAAACAGTGCCTGTAACTTCCGATAGTCAGCCTCATTCGGCAACTGCCACTGACTGGCACCAAACCAGTGGGAAACCATATTTTTCTTACCTGTGGCTTCGGCAATTTGTTTTGCCGTTATACCCAGTTCGGCACGAGCATCCCTGAAATACGATATCAGCGGTGCCATTATGTGCTGTTTGAGTTCCCTTTCTTTTGCTGCATAGCCGTCACTTTTGCCGCGATATGGCCCCTGGTAATGTTCAGCAAACAGAACGCGCTCTGTGGCAGGAAAATATGCGCGCAGACTTTCTTTATTACACCCATTCCAACGTCCGGACGGCTTCGCCCAGATGATATGGTTAAGCACGTTGAAACGTTCACGCATCATGATCTCAATATCAGATGCCAGGCGATGCCCACAGAACAGGTAAAGGCTTCCGGCAGGTTTTAACACCCGCCAGAACTGGGCCAGACAGTGGTCCAGCCACTTAAGGTAATCTTCGTCCCCTTTCCACTGATTGTCCCAGCCGTTGGGTTTCACCTTGAAGTACGGCGGATCGGTAACAATCAGGTCAATGGAATCATCAGGCAGGGACTGAATAAAATGCAGGCAATCAGCGTTGATTAAATCAACACTGTTTATTTTTACAGTATTTTTCATGGATCAGTAAGCGTAACTCTGGTAGGCTCACTCTGCTTTTGCGCTAAAGCAGTGGGCCGTGGTTCGCTTGTGACCAGTAAGCATGAGCGAATGGCTGGCAGGTGCTACCAACACCCACCAGCCGCCCATTTTCACAGCAGGAAACCGCCATTACTGGCAGCGTCTGAATTTATTCCCATACCCGCCGTTATCCTTCGCCAGCCCCGCCAGAACTAACTGAGTCAGTATTAACTGGCACCGGGCTTCGCTTACTCCGGTAGTTCTCGTCATCATGCGTGGCGTTACCCACTTGTCAGCAGGTAAGAAATGAAGGACTGCGGCGGCGGTTTCTGTCATATCTTGCTGTTTTAGCATGTCTTTTTCCCTTCTGGTTAACATGACATACCAATAACTCTTGTCTAAAAAGCCAGCAAGATAAAAAGTCAGTATTCACGACCACCAGCGTGTTTACTGTACTGCACCAAGTTTACAGGTACAAAAAAACCCGCTCAGTGGCGGGTTCTTAAATCTTATCAACGGTAGACATACAAAGCCCATCGTTGTGAAAATCTTATCCATATTTTTTGAAAAACGCAAGCATCATGTCGTCATCTTCGGCGAAAACCATTTATCTTGTCACCTTTCTCAATTGTATCTCTGCATATGCTTCTTCCTGCCAGCACTTTGTAACCAGTTTATCAATGACATCTGCATATCCTTTGTACCACTGATAATCCGTCAGGTCTGGTACCAGCTTCTGGACATGAAGCCGCGCCAGTGTGGTTGGTAAACGGCTAAACCGGTTTCCATTGCAACGCCCACAAACCTTATAAACAGGCGTGCCATGAAGCCGGGTTCTTTTTTCATCCAGGACAATACCTTTACCCTTACACCCTCTGCACGCTGTGCTGACTTCTCCCTTACCATGACAATGCTGACACAGTTCCTTCACCCACTCTTCCTTGATAACAGATTCCCCGCTTCTGGAGTGTTTCACCACTTCGCGCAATACATTATGAAATCCAGTACCAGCACAATGCTCACAGCGAGCCTTACTTGCCGCAGACCTGGAATAATCAGCAAAGGCAAAATTCACAAGGTAAGGGATGATCTGTAACCGGGTTTCTTCACTCAATTTGTTCAATGTCGGGTTATCCAGTGCCATCGCGTAATTGAGCAGACCTTCAATCGCAAACTGAGGATCCTGAACACCAACTTTTGCCAGGAATAAGGCAAACCCAAGCGGTGCTTTCGACTGCACCATCCCCTGCGCAGCCATTACATCCGTAATTGTTAAACCACCAGAGCCTGTCGCCGGTGCGTCATCGCTCAATTTTGGAGATTTCGGGGAGTAATATTTCGGTAAGGCTTCAAGGTTCATGCTCGTTCTCCACTTACGCCAGTACGCCTATTGCCAGCGCACGATCGATAAAACGAAATATCAGCTCCAGCTGGGAACCATACTTCTCTTCAAATGCCACGGTATCCGCATGCAGCTCGTCGTGATGCTTTCTGCACAAAGGCAACACAAAGAGGTCATGCGCTTTTGTTCCCATTCCACCCTGACCGTGACCTATCAGGTGGTGGGGATCATCAGCAGGCTTTCCACAACATGCACACGGCTGTGTCTTAACCCAGCGCGTGTACTTTTCATTAACCCAGCGGCGACGTTTTGGGCGTAACATAAAAGACTCCGGCGACTCCGGATCCACTTTCAGCGCCAGCACCTTTTTCGCTTTATCCTGGATGATGCTGGTGGCAGGAACCGAAGGCACAAGGTCACTTTCCCGGGTAACAGACGGCACAACAGGCTTCGGTAATCTCAGTGCCTTACGGGCTGCACTTTCCGGTAAGGCATCCGCCAGGTCATTACGAACCAGCCACCAGCACAGTTCCGGCATTGTCACAACGTGACTATCATCAAAACCGAGATCACGGCGCACAACAGATAACACCCAGCGGGCACAGTTATCCGTTGCCATTGATTCCAGCCGTTCCGTGAACTGATCGCGCAACTGGTTATCGCAGTGCCAGCACAGACGGATTGCGCCCGGCGCGTGCCGCATTGTGGTCATGTTCTCGCTGTGCCAGTCGGAATGAGGCCACTGGCAGCCTTTTTCACGAAGTAACCAGCTTTCAAGACATTCCACGCCACCAGCACGACGGATCACTGCCTCATTGCGGAACACGGCCCGAACGGCAGGATCATCCGCCAGCGGTTGTGATGCCGCCGGAACGGCACCACTGGCGAAAGATGAATAACGCTCCGGCTCAGGCTCCAGCAGGACACGCCCCTGCATAAACAGGGGCATCAGCTCTGAACCTGGCCTGAACAATACGATCCCCATACGCGGGGCAATTTCAGGGGTCAGTAGTGCTCTCACGGTCACCTCAATGAACGGTATCGAGCAGCTTTAACAGCTCAGGGAATCGGGATTCGAAGAAATGCGGCTGCGTCTCGCGCGGATTTGCGGGACTGGTGATGTTCTTGCCGAACATGCAACCTTTCGCTGTCAGCGACCAGAATTTTTTGATGTTGTTAATCGCGGTACGGCTGTATCGTTCGCGCTGCTCGACGATCCCCAGTTTCACCATCTGGTGATATGCCTGATTAGCCGTCAGGCGGATACCATACTGTTTCAGCAGTGCACTCAGTGACAGTGTCGGGCGACTTGAGCCATCGTGTGCATCAGCAGGAGCATCAATGGCATAGCGCGGTGCCAGATTCGGTAAGCCAACAGCCTCCTGGAGTTTCTGACAGGCACCAAGCACTGAAGAGTTAGACAGGTTTAACTCCCGGCGCATAAAGTCCAGCAGGATCACGCCAGCCTGCATCTTGTCAGCAGCCTGTCCGGATAATTTTTCCGGTGCGCTGGTTACCATATCGAAAGTACGGATCACCTTCAGATGGAATGACGGGCTGATCCACATTGCATAGGCATACACCAGTTCTTTGCAGACATACGTCCCCTGGTTATTTCCGCCACGAATAACGTTAACTGGCTCTATATTGACCGAGTTGCAAATCTGCAACTCGCTTATTAAACGTTCAGTTTGCTCATTGCGGAGCCAGAATGCAGGCTTATGCTTATCCAGAGAACCGGCAGCCCTGTGCAGATCGTTCAGGCTGTAACGCCCATAAGCATCACGACGAACTTCAATACAATCAATAACCATCAGATTATTCATACTTCGTTTCTCCTCTTAATCAGGCGGCTGCACCCGCCGGTTTCTCATACTTACTGATAGTGATCTCGACCTTCCCTTTCGGGATAACCGGTCCCCACTCCACCAGCATTCTTTTCACCTGTCTGTCGTCTTCCCACACACCCGCGTGGGTCAGGGCGTCAAACAGCGCCTTGTTATAGTTGTCCAGATCGCGGATCCGGTTATCCGGAGGAAACAACACGATCTCCACTGAAGCAGGTGCCGACGTTGGTTTTGGCAGACGACGTAACTGCTCAACTATTGCTGCGCACGCCGCGCTCTGAAATTTTCGCCCCGCCGCGCTTATCAGGCTCTTACCAGCAAATGCCCCTTTGTTGGGGTGTCGCCAGTAGGTGTTCACGCTGGGCGGGAAAGGCAGGATCAGCTTCATACTTTCAGGCCTCTCTCATGTAACCAGTGAGTTGCACGCAGCCTTGCGTTTTCCTCACCGGCAAGCAGTGAGCGGATAATCCCGACCGCCTCGCTGTCGTCGTCCTTCACCGCGGTATGAAGCGTGATCCCCCGGGCCACACCACGCTTTATCGTGATGACGCCTTTTTTCTCCAGTGCGCGAAGATGCTCCACCGCTGCATTCACCGAACGGTATCCCAGCATGGTTGCCACCTCCTGATTGGTTGGCGGGAAGCCACGCTCTTTCTGATAAGAAATCAGCATATCCAGCACCTGCTGCTGGCATTGAGTTAACGTCGTCATGCCGCCATCTCCCTGACCAGCTTTTCCGCCTGCAGGCGAACCTGCGCCAGAAACGCCTCACCACATGCCTCAAGTTCATCGCGCCCGATGTAGCTGATTGCCGGTCCCTTCCAGGTCTTGTCGAAAACAGCAATAGCACCAGCGAAGAAAGCGCCTGTCGGCACCTGCTTCTCATCCTTCGGGATAAACCAGGCAGGCAGTTCAAAACCAATACGCCCGCGAATAAAAGCAATATGATCTGCATCTTCCGGCCACCACACTTCGCTGGTGGCAGCTTTGATCAGGAAAACATAGCGCCCGCCCTTATCACGCATGGCACTGGCATGCTTCATGATGTAACGCATGCCGGTGATGTATTGCCCCTCATGCTGACTGGCGCGGCTGTATGGGGGATTTCCAAAGGCAGCACCTTTAAGCTCCGCAAGGCGTTCTGACCAGTCATGCGCCAGCGCGTTGTCTTCCGCCGTGTAATACGCAGCACATTTGGCGTTATCACCGTCAGTGAACAGATCCAGAACAAACGGACCAAACAGGGTGTTAATTCCCCAGAAAATGTTGTCCGGCGTGCGCCACTGATCGCCCACTTCCTTCAGTTCATGGGCTGGTTTGTTCCGCAGTTCCACCAGCTCCTGGCAATATTTATTACTCATTAAGCCCCCACGTAATTCCCTGACAGATACCACTCATCACCCGATACAGTGCGCTTGCTGCTTTTCCGTAAACACTGCTCACGACGCGCCAGAAAATTGTTTCGTTCTGGCTGGGAGTGGCTTTCACGGAATGCCGCCATCCACACCGTTGCAGCACGACGGTATAAGCCCCTGGACTCCAGTTCTTCAGCCTGGCGGGTCAGGCATAAAATCTCCCGCGGGTCGTTAGTGCCGACATAGAAATTGCGCACAGGTCTGGTTTCACGAACTGGTTGCCGTTCCGCCTCCGGCGATATCTTTGTCTGGCGCGGGAAATGTCTGCGTGTATCCCCTTCACAACGGTGAGCCACACGCCCACTCTGACGTAACTTGCTTGCTGACTGCAGAACGCGCTGCCGTGAGTAACCTGCAAAAGCATCCGCAATGTCTCCGGAAGTACACCCCGGATGGGCTTCAATGAATTTCTGAACGTCATTCAAAAGACTCATGATCACCCCCTGAATCCTGCCGGGATCTGGCTGTAGTCCACGTTGTCGTAACTGGCTTTGAAGTACGGGTCTTCACGTTTTTCTGTGTGCGTGCTGACGGACGGCGATAAGCGCAGGGAAAGCTCATCCCATTTTTCCCGCAACTTCGACGGGCTGAGCACGTTACGGCACCAGAACGGATCGCGGCTGACGCGGCTGTACATCTCGCAGATTTGTTTGTGAGTACGACCATCCTGCACACACATCAGGCGAATTTCGTTTGCCCATGCTGTCCAGTTCGGTTCTTTGGGACGAACCACCTCGCCGTCACATTCGGCGGCCTGCTCGTACAGGGCAATGATTTTTTTCCAGAGCCATTGTGCGCAGGTCAAATCATCCTGCGTTCCCCACTGGCGCTTTTTAGGGCTGAATACAACCGCATCAGGATGGCGAGTTAAAAAATCCTGTTCAGCCGTCTGCGTGTCCGGTTGCGAAGCGTCCGGACGAGAAGGTTTTTTATCTGACGGATCATGTTTTGATTTTACTGACGGATCCCCGCCAGATTCTGACGGGTGAAAACCCGCTTTTTTGCCAGATTTCGACGCATCAAATTTTGACGGGTCAGATTTTGATGCGTCAGATTTTGACGGGTCAGAATCTGACAGTTGAGAAAATGCCGCTGCCTGAAGCTTCGCAACGTTAAGCTGATAAACATTCGACGCATTGCGGTTACCCTGGCGACGCGCCTTACGCGTTAACCAGCCTTCTGCTTCCAGCCGTGCGATAGCCGTTCTGACGGTACTCATCCCCGCGCCAATCTGACGGGCAATGGTTTCAATTGATGGCCAGCACACACCTTCGTCATTACTGAAATCAGCCAGGCGGGCCATAATTGCCACGCTGGATAATTTCATGCCTGACGCAGCGCAACCATCCCATACATAGCCGGTTAATTTAGTGCTCATGACCGACCTCTATTTCCCTGAATTTACGACGAAACTGTTCGAGCGGGCTGAAGCACTCATGCTCATAGCCTTCACGGAGGTAGATAACCCGTTGTGTTTCCGGCTCCCAACGAATGACTCTGACGGGCACTCCGTAGTGATCTTTGAACCAGCGGTTAACTTGTCGCAAAGGACTGTCTCCTTCTGCCGGTTGAAATCCCCCACAGCCCACTCTGCAAAGCTGTGGGTTACAATTTCCCTGTCACCTGGTACATTTACTGCATAGCAATACTCCACCTTCGCTTTTCCACCCGGTACAGGAAGCGCAATCAGTTGCGAGCGACGGTAGTGTGTTGTTAAACTGTTCATGCGTTAGTTTCTCCACAACCAGAAGCAATCGACGCCACGACGCCCGGAGCTGCACACTCGCGGGCGTCATTACTTTCTGAAACGCAAAAAATTTTGTAGACAAGTGCTGCATGCTCCTGCAGCTTCGAAATTGAGAGGTACAGCTCGTCGTTAATTGCTGTCTTCTCATGCGGTTCCACTACACCGTCTTCGATTGCCGAACGAATCTGTTTTGAATAACTGCCGATCTGTTCAATGACTTCCAGTAAACGCTGGTTAATATCGGCATTGTCCACATCCTCGACGTCAGGAAGAGACACAAAGACGCCATTTGCAGACTGCGCCACAGCGTCGGCAATGAAGTGAGTGCCACCAGCACGTTGTAAAATCATTGCCCATCCCAGCGGGAAAATCTGATCGCCATCGGCACGAAGGCGGTTAAATAATGCGTTCTCTGTTACATCCAGCCACTCAGCAGCTTCAGCGTAACCCCCCGGCAACGCCGCGATAGTTTTTCTGACAGCTTTCACGTACCACTCAGGCTGTTTTTCCACTTTCCAGTGATGATTACCCACGGCTTACCTCCTGTTCCTGTGGTTTAAACCCATTCTGGTTTTGGCTAGATTGAAAACGTGCCGGATAAAGAATCTGCATTTCGCTGATTTCACCCTTAAAAAAATTGGCCAGACGTTCTGCAAGATCGATAGATGGAATTTGTTCCAGTCTTTCAATACGACTCAGCGTCGCTGGATTGACCTGAACGCCAGCAGCAACATGCTGCAAAGTAAATCCGTGCGCCTTACGCACATTCCGTAATGGTGATTGCATATGACCTCCACATATTGCGTGATGAGCATATTATTTCACGCAAATATTTTGCGCAAGTTGATTTGCTTAACGCGCAATAAAGAAATGTAATAAACGCATGAACATAGGAAACCGAGTCAGACAACTTCGCCAGGCGAAGAACATGAAAATCGCCGATCTCGCTGAAGCAATAGGAGTGGATGCGGCGAATATCTCACGCCTGGAAACAGGTAAGCAGAAACAATTCACTGAACAAGCCCTGAGTAATATTGCCAGGAGCTTAGGTGTTGATATTGCTGATCTCTTTACCTCAGACGTCAAAAGTAATACTGTATGTAAAAACAGTATTAGTGAGGATGTTGCGCAGGTGAAGGATGTATTCCGTATTGAAATGCTGGATGTCAGTGCCAGTGCGGGAAATGGCCTTATCCAGGGCGGTGATGTCATTGATGTGATTCATGCCATTGAATACAGAACTGATAATGCTGTATCGATGTTTGGCGGACGGCCAGCCAATCACATTAAAGTTATCAACGTTCGTGGGGACAGTATGTGTCCAACCATTGAGCCAGGAGATCTCATCTTCGTTGATGTCAGTATCAATCAGTTTGATGGAGATGGTATCTATGTATTTGGTTTTGATGATAAAATTTATGTCAAACGACTGCAAATGATACCTGACAAACTACTGGTGATTTCTGATAACCAGATTTACCGTGAATGGGGAATTACCAGCGAAAATGAACACCGGTTTATGGTCTTTGGAAAGGTCTTAATCAGCCAGTCACAAACCCTTAAGCGACACAATTAACCCTTACCTCCTCATCAATTAGCCACCCAAAGGTGGCTTTTCATTACCCTTTAAATTGCATATCTCGCAACAAAAACACTTGCATAATGCGCAACTTCATTTTATCTTTCTTTCCAGACAAACAAACAAGGTACTAACAAAATTTGGTTGTAACACGGCGTATGGCACATGCGTCGTTAGCGGTCTGGGGACGTTAAAGGGGACAATCCACTCCTTGCTCGGGCAAACAAACCAGGTAGCCGGAATGTGCAAGTCAATGATGATGCTGATAAGACGCCTAACCAGCGTGGCGATTCGGTTTGACGCCTGGGAAGAGACCAGGGTGCAACGATGAGGGCATTTATGGAGCCGCGACAAAGTGTGGTGCCGTAACTGGCTAAGTGCTCTCAGCGTTGTGGTAATCCGCGAAATGGCGCGGCGGTAAGTATGGCGGGGTTACTCTTTCCCCGTTGAGGACACCGGATTGTCAGGTTGACCATACGCCTGAGTGACAACCCCACCACAACAGCCACTGCTTTGGCGGTACCAGTTTGTACACTTGCTTCCGGCTGGTACCGCTCTTTTTACAAAACAGAGAAGAGCATCACCGGACGACGGGCTCATAACCCAATCCATCCGGGCGGCTGCCACCGCAGGTGTTCTTCTCTGTTTTGTGGAGAAACCAACCGGCCTTGCAGGGTCGATATGATGAGGAGCAGCAAAATGGCTAGCGAACGCAGTACTGATGTGCAGGCATTTATCGGGGAGCTGGACGGCGGCGTATTTGAAACCAAAATCGGCGCAGTTCTCAGTGAAGTCGCTTCCGGTGTGATGAACACGAAAACCAAAGGTAAGGTCTCACTCAACCTGGAAATCGAACCATTTGATGAGAACCGTGTGAAAATCAAACACAAACTCTCATATGTTCGCCCGACTAACCGCGGGAAAATTTCCGAAGAAGACACCACCGAAACGCCGATGTATGTCAATCGCGGTGGTCGCCTGACTATTCTGCAGGAAGACCAGGGACAATTACTGACTCTTGCCGGTGAACCTGACGGAAAACTACGCGCAGCAGGTCATTAATATCGTTCTTAATTAACTGATTATTTATCTCATCACTGAATATCTTTATATAGTGAGGACTTATTATGTCTCAGAACTTAGACGAAACCGCAATTAATCAAATCCATGCCCTTATTTCTGCTCAGGGTGTTAATGAAATTATCAGTAATATTGGTGCCGATGCTGTGGCATTGCCTGAGAATTTCCGCATTCATGATCTGGAAAAATTTAATTTAAATCGCTTCCGTTTCCGTGGTGCGCTTTCCACTGCCAGCATCGATGACTTTACCCGTTATTCTAAAGATCTTGCAGATGAAGGCACCCGCTGCTTTATCGATGCTGATAATATGCGTGCCGTCAGTGTACTTAACCTGGGTACTATTGATGAACCAGGTCACGCAGATAACACCGCCACTCTCAAACTGAAAAAGACAGCACCGTTCTCTGCCCTGTTGTCTGTTAACGGCGAGCGTAACTCCCAGAAGTCACTGGCAGAATGGATTGAAGACTGGGCCGACTACCTTGTGGGCTTTGATGCTAATGGTGACGCTATTCAGGCAACAAAAGCGGCTGCGGCAGTCCGTAAAATCACGATTGAAGCAAACCAGACCGCTGATTTTGAAGATAATGACTTCAGCGGCAAACGCTCCCTGATGGAGTCTGTCGAAGCGAAGACCAAAGACATTATGCCAGTGGCATTTGAATTTAAATGCGTTCCGTTTGAAGGTCTGAAAGAACGTCCGTTTAAATTACGCCTCAGCATTATCACTGGCGATCGTCCTGTACTGGTTCTGCGCATTATTCAGCTGGAGGCGGTGCAGGAAGAAATGGCTAACGAATTTCGTGATCTGCTTGTTGAGAAATTCAAGGACAGCAAAGTAGAAACCTTTATTGGTACTTTCACCGCCTGATTTCATTACTGCAAATGCCCCTGCGGGGGCATTTATGGAAACGTAATTTACTCAATAATCGCCGGATGGTGAGGGATTCTTTTTACCAGAATTCAGCGCGGTGCAGCGCATATACGTGGAGAACAAAATGTCATTTATCAAAACTTTTTCTGGGAAGCATTTTTATTATGACAGGATAAATAAAGACGACATCGATATTAACGATATCGCGGTTTCCCTTTCAAATATCTGTCGCTTTGCCGGTCATCTTTCGCACTTCTACAGCGTCGCCCAACATGCGGTTCTTTGCAGCCAGCTGGTGCCGCAGGAATTTGCTTTTGAAGCGTTAATGCATGATGCAACAGAAGCGTATTGCCAGGACATTCCCGCACCACTGAAACGCCTTCTTCCTGACTATAAACGGATGGAAGAAAAAATAGACGCCGTAATCCGTGAGAAATACGGGTTACCCCCGGTTATGAGTACACCCGTGAAATATGCCGATCTCATCATGCTGGCAACCGAACGCCGCGATCTCGGGCTTGATGATGGCTCTTTCTGGCCTGTACTGGAAGGCATCCCGGCAACAGAGATGTTCAACGTGATTCCACTGGCACCGGGCCATGCCTACGGGATGTTTATGGAACGTTTTAACGATTTATCGGAGTTACGCAAATGCGCATGAATGTTTTCGAAATGGAAGGGTTTCTTCGCGGGAAATGTGTACCGCGAGATCTGAAAGTGAACGAAACAAATGCTGAGTACCTGGTACGTAAATTCGACGCGCTTGAAGCTAAATGTGCGGCACTGGAAAACAAAATAATACCAGTGTCAACTGAACTGCCACCAGCAAATGAAAGTGTTCTGTTATTTGATGCTAATGGAGAAGGCTGGCTGATTGGCTGGCGTTCTCTCTGGTACACCTGGGGACAAAAAGAAACCGGAGAATGGCAGTGGACATTTCAGGTCGGGGACCTTGAAAACTTCAATATCACTCACTGGGCAGTAATGCCCAAAGCGCCGGAGGCTGGAGCATAATGACCACATTTACCAATAAAGAACTGATTAAAGAAATCAAAGAACGAATCAGCAGCCTAGAGGTTCGAGACGATATTGAGCGCCGTGCTTATGAAATTGCTCTGGCATCGCTGGAAGAGGAGCCGGTGGCATGGCTGCATTCAGACAATGGCTTAGGTATTCCGGCAATAACCAGGAGCAAAAACATTGCTGACAGTTGGTTATCAATGGGCTGGTATGTTCAGCCGCTATATATAGCCAAGCCAGTACTGGTGGTGCCAGATGCTCGTCCGTCTTTAAATAATGGCATAGTCGGTTTTGATGAAGGCTGGAACGCCTGCCGCGCCACCATGCTTCATGGTGCCAAACCTGTAAGCCAGACTTACAAGTTGAACAAGCTGTCGGGCAACTCTCCGGTAACTCAGGATGGTTGGATAAGCTGTAGTGAGCGAATGCCGAACGATAAACAGTATGTTTGGTGTTGGGGTAAGTCTTACGGCTGGACTGAGTGCGATACCTTCGAAGGGTATTACGATTGGTCGAGAAACAAATGGTGGGCAGTTACTGACGATGGGGAAGAACCGGCATCGAAAGTAACCCACTGGATGCCGCTACCGGAGCCACCGCAGGAGGTGAAGTAATGAACAACTTAATGACAACTAAACAAGTCGCCGACTTCTGTGGCGTTTCAGTATCGACCGTTCTTCGCTGGAACAGCGTAAACAGGAGAACTGGCCAGAAATACAGGCCTGACTTTCCAGATCCTGATATTAAATCCTGCCCAAATAAATGGGCATCACGCAAGATATACAGGTTTGCTGGAGTTATTGAGTGATGGGTATTAGCTCATATCAGAACTAATACCCATCAATGACACAGAGCCAACTACCCACCCTGTGTCAGGGGCTAACTTTTAACACCATAATTCACCGCTAGATAAAAACTGTATTGCATTGCACGAGCGGCGCAGCATTATCAGTTAGAGTGTCTTTACCTTGTTAGGCTCCACAGTTCGCACTGTCCAACGCCTGTCACTTTCACACGCTGCGCCTTCGAGAATATTCATTTAATCGCTGATAACGAACATCTTGCTCCAGTTGTGGAGCAGCTTGAACAATTTGAAGCAAGCATTGCCCCAACTCTCGAGGCCCCCAGTGTTGTTCGGCAATCACGGCATTCAGCAGGGATAGAGCGTCCGCAGGATATCGGCTGCAAATATCTGATTCTAGCAAAAGGCGAACGTCGTAGCTAAGGTGTTCGAGCGGTTGCAGCCAGTCCTGCACCACTGCCAAAGCCGCCGGAAATTCACCTCGGGCAGCAATCACCATACGAGTCAACGATTCGGATATGCGTGGGGTGGCCAAGTTGCGGGACTTTGGCCAAACCTGTTGCCAAAATGGCTGGACACGATTTTTCCAATACTCCTCGCGCTGATCGCCCGCACCTTCAAGTGCCTGGTATAACGCCTGCGCGGCTACCTCCAGACCTTCTTGTGGAAGAGCACTAATTGCCGTTCGGAACTCCTCCACGGTATATCCCTCGGTAGGGCCCAGAGCTGCATAAGTCAGGAAAATAGCGAATTGCTGCCGGTGCTCGCCAAGATCAGAATAGTGATTGGCGCTCTCCAAAAAATCTGACTTGAAAGCTATCAGCAACGGTTCATACAGGCGTGGCGACCAGAGGAAGCCTTCCCACACAGCTTTTGCTTCAACGGGATTACTCCAAGCAAACAAGGGCAATAGATACTGTTCGGTCCAAGGTCGATCTACGCGAAAAAATGCGATCAGCCGCGACCCCAGCAACACCCGACCATGGCGGAATAGCTCTATCTGTACATTACACAATTTGGTGAAAAGTGTTTTCAATTCAACAGGAAGCAAATCATTGTCATTCGGGTTCTGTTTGAACCATAGGGTGATCAGTGATTGCGTGACATGCCCAATGGGATGATTGATCGCCGTAGAAACAGGATCATAGGTCTCAATTCCGTTTCGAATGGTGCTAGACTCTGGGCTTGTTTCTATCATCAGAACCCGACGACAAAGGGCCAGTAGAATCTCCTCGTGGCAGAGGATGGTCTTCGAAGCCTCCTCCATCCACCAAGTGACAGCGTGGGAAATCTCCTGAAGTACTGCGTCAGGCATGTCAAGCACCAACGGTGCGGCGTACCGCCACGAACGCAAAATCATCCCTGGTTCAGCCCAAGTCTGCAGAGCTTCACGCCACCGACCAACAGGCCACACATCATCTTGTGATAGTTTACGTAACGCATACAGACTGTGAAAAAAGCGCGTACGGCAAACATCACTCCAAGTGTCCTCATAGAAAGGCAGTCTTTCTGGCATAGGCTTTGCGAGCCATTGCACTAATTCCTGCCACTTACGGGGCGCAATGTCGACATCTATACTCTCCTCGAAGCCTGGATCACCGGTTCCGCTCATCCAGTGAGAGAATTCATCACGCTCGTTGGTTGCCAGTTGCCATTTTGGGTATGCTGTGGATATTTCCGTCAAACGTGTAGCCGCAGACTCTCCCAAAACAAGGCCCGCTCCCCTGAGCTTCTCTAGACACAACCAGACGGAATGAGCCACCAAATAATGCCACCTGTCTGCTTCCAAATTATCCTCGTACATCTCGCGCGGAGGCCCTGCCAAGATAGCAGTTTCCAGACGCTCTTGTGCAATTCCTGTCAGATGTCGTCCCTGCAAAACAAACAGTCTGAATACCTCTCGCCGAGTATCCGTGGCCCACAACCACCATGAACCGTCCTCTAACAACCAATTAACCCACCGCTCAGGTGGTATGCAGTTGTCTTGGCTTGCGGCAAACAGTGCCAGACGTTTGAAGGTGGGATATGGCAACTCAAACCAATTCTGAGCAATGCGCGAGGCCTGATCGCTGTCTTTGGCTCGAACGGCTAACCATGAATCCCGAAGTAATTCAATCAGGCTCACCCAATCGCGGAACCCCCGGTTCTGCCAGTGCGGAGTGATGGACGGCAAATCCCAATGCGAGCGGTCGTGACGATCGTCGGACTCTCCCAACTCCCGCAACAAGTCCAGTGCATCACGCAACAACTGCTGAAAATCTTCCAACAGGTATGGCAAGGACGATTTCCATGACTCGTCAGCAAGGTCGAACAGGGTTGAACGTACGTAATCAGCAGTCAGCACCAGCTCCCAATCCACCAATTGCTTGATTCGCAAGGGTTCATCAGTGCTGCTCGAATCGTCTTCACTATAGCGAAACGGCCGCCTCAACATAACCTTGGGAGAAAGCAACTCGCGTAACTCCAAGCGCAATGTAGTCGTCAAGCCTTCATTCTTTAAGCGGTTTTGCCAACGATACAAATCCAGGTTCTGCAATGGCGATTTCACACGACCACTAAGCAGAAGCCGCCATAAAGTAGACATAGGTGGACCAGGAATAGCCAGGGGGGAATGCAAGAGAATTTCATCTAACTCAGAAGTCTTACGCTCCCGCATCAGTGCTGCTAAGCGATCTAGTTCGCTCTCAATCAGAAACATCCAACGGTCGTGTATTTGTCCGCCGCGTTCAGCAATCCATATGATCAACCTAGGGTCGCCCAGATAACGAACTAGCCAACGGGCTATATGGGACATTACGTCATCCCATTTGCTAGCACTGACACATCCAGAAACCAGCGACATCTGCGGGGCCAGCTCATAGGGCGCAGGACGCTGAACCAGACTGAATCGGAGTTTCGGGTCAATTTCGACATGCGGAGATACACAAAAGCGTGGCAGATCGCTGTATTTAAATCGTTCGTCCGAGAAAGCTTTCAATAACCAATCCAGCGGCGGTGCAGGATTGAGTTCCGCAAAGCGTTTTGCTGGTAAACCTGATTTATCTGACAAGGCCCACAACATCCGACCAACGAAATCGTCCTGACGAGTGCTGTCCTGCGGGCGGGCCAGAGCATGTTTGACGACTATAGCCTCTTTGCCCTGTATACCATCTCGATAAGTATCTGCCCAAGCGTGCAACGTTTGATGCAGCACTGAATGATCAGTGGAGCTCGCCGGTACGGTGTAAAGGATAGGAGTGACCCCTTTGGCCTCCCACTCGATGGCTTTCCGGTGCTCCTGCCCCGGCTCACACTCCCCCAGTGCCCATACTTGTGGTGTGACTTCACCGAGCCTCCGATCTGCTGCAAGCGCATCCATCATGTAGCGCAGTACCGGGTCGTTGATGCTGTAGCCAACGAAGCAGACCACATAGTTACGAAATAACTCACTCACAAAGCGAGCTGCCCAACGCTCAGTGAGATAAGCCAAGCCAAAGTCACCGCTGGTAACAACCAGACGATTCAGGGCAGTATCATCCGCCTTTTCCGGTAACAGCCCATGCAGGTATACAAGTCCATCCCAGCGGCTGTTTTTTGGAATTGGCAGCATCGGCGCTACATAGGCCTGAAAAGCCTGGCCTGTACGTTTAGCTGCCACATGAAAGAGACGGTCAAAGTTGGTAGTGACCAATCGAAGGGCACCCTCGCGGCTACGGGCTAAACGTAACAGCGCCGCCTGAGTATCAATAGCGCCCCTACGACGGAGCTTTGGCTTAAGGGCTTTTTCCAACGCGCGTCGGACGGCTATACGCTGCCCTGGTAAGCGCCGTTCCAGCAAATCTAATGTGCCGTCAAATTGCCCACGCTCGAAAACCTCACGCTCAATTTCTGAAAGTGTTGTTCCGTTCCTCTGGTAAATTAGTTCTACCAACCCTTTGAAACCAGGTAAACCAGCAGGGTAGGAAATGCCTGCTCCACAGAAGAACACAACGCGCCCTTCCTCGTGCGCCTGCAAAAGCTCATCAGGAATATCAGGGCCGTTGGTAATGAATTGCATTCCTTTTCCTCCTATCCAATGTGCACGTTCATTCGAGTAAATGAAGGCAAGGGGTTACATCTTATTATACCGACCGTGCAAATCCGGCTTCCTAGCAAGCTACTTTACTTGCCAACTCATAATGTCCGAACTCCGAACAAAGCGGACTGCTAGATTTGATTGCGTTCTAGCTACGCAAAATATCATTTCGAGCCTGAACGAGTACAAGTAACAATCGATTCAACTCTCTCCCACCATGCCTGGTAGGCTTTACGCTGTTCTTCTAGATAATCACTCTTGTCATAAACTTGCCATACACCTGGCAGTTTATGACCGAGCATTATTTCAGCAATATGAGGCGCAGTAAGATCAGAAAAGTTTGTTCGTGCTGTTCGTCTCAAATCATGAAGAGACCAATGAGGAAATTGATACCCCAAACGCCGCCATGCGTACTGCATTAAATTGTAAGGCAGCGACTGCAATGATGTCCGACCAACTGGTTCCCTGCTTCCTTCCTTAGTAAAAAGCATATCGGAACCGTTGTTCATAGAGATAACGTATTTTATAAGCTCTTCAACCGGTTCAATAATGGGCCGCTTTAGCGGTTCGCCTGTTATATCCCCTGTCTTATGTCGTTCTGGTGGTACAGTCCATATTTTATTAATGAAATCAAAATCGTCCACCTTGGCAGTAATTAGCTCTGAACTACGGCAACCAAAATGCAGCAATAGTTTAATGAAGGCCCGGTATTTAGGAACCATTCGAGAACCATCGATCGCAGCATAAAGGATTTTAATTTCATCATGTGTCAGAAACCGTTTCTTCTGACCTTTACGGATATCCATATCTTTACCCGTGATATCCGACAGCGGGCGAGTTTCAATGAGCTTTCTCTTATACGCCCAGACATGGGCCTGCTTTGCGTTAATTAGCAATCGGTCTGCTATTGCTGGAGTCTTAGTGCTAAGAGGCTCCAGGACTTCTAACCAATCATGCAATGTAGCTGCATCGTGAGGGATATTCCCGATTTTAGAGAACAGGTGCAGCTCAAACGAGCGGAGTATCTGTTCAGAACCTTTTTTATTTTTTACACAATATGCTTCATACCAAGCACGGATCACAGATTCTACCGTCATGGCTTCAGTAGCTTTACGTTTTTCTGCCAGCTTGACCAATCGTGGATTGCGGTTTGACTCGAGTTCACCACGAAGACGGATAACTTCTTCTCTGGCCTCTTTTAGTCCAGTTGCCGGGTAAGTTCCGATATCAAGACGCTCACCTTTCCCCGCCCACTGATAACGATATTGGAACACTACGCGACCTTTCGGTGATACTCTAACAGACAGACCATCACGATCGGATTTAACCAAAACCTTATCACGTTCCTTTCCAACGACTGAACGCAACCACGCATCAGACAGCGCCAT